ACTTTGCAAGTGTCCTACAAAGATTTATATACATATCTGACGAAATTATCAGCTTGTAGCAATCTGGGCTTCCGTGTGCGCGGCGACTATAAGAAAAAGCGGTTTTATTTTGAGGTATACGAAGGGAAAGACCATAGCGAAAACCAGATTGGCAATAAGCGTGTTATCTTTTCCGAAGTGTACCGGAACATAAATAAAGCAACATTCACGACAAACAGCCAGAACTATAAAACCCATGCGGTCGTATTCGGCGACGGTGAGGGAGCGGCGCGGACAGTTTTAGAAGCAACGATTGATCCGGCGGCGGCAGGCTGGGAGCGGCGGGAACTTATGGTGGACGCGCGGGACATAAGGCGGGACGAACTGACAGCGGCGCAGTATCAGTCCGCGCTTATCCAGCGGGGGAATGAAAAGCTGGCAGAATACGGCATTGTGGAATGTTTGGAAGCCGTCACGTTACCGAACGTAAATTTTACTTATAAAGTTGATTATGATTTAGGGGACATTGTAACGGTAAACAAAAAGGCGTGGGGCATAAAAATGGACAAACGGATCACGGAGATACAGGAAGTATACGAAAACGGCGGCTTGTCGATCGTGCCGACTTTCGGCGATCCCCTGCCGGACGCGGTGGACTTATCGAACAACTAAGGAAAGGGAAAAAACATGGCTGAAAATTATAGTTTTTTTGGTTCAAAAGACCACGACAGAGTTTACAATGCCAGACACTGGGCAGACTATTTCTTCCCACTTTTTAAGTCCGGCGTATTTAATGGAGACCTGCAGGTCGTGGCAAACGGGGGAATGACAGTAAAAATAAAAGCAGGTTACGCATGGATCGACGGTTACGGCTATCACTTGACAGACGGGCTTCCAATGGATTTAGAAATTGCAAGCGGTAACATGAACCGAATGGACAGTATCGTTATACGGCTGGACTTGACAAACCGCTGGGTAAAGGCGTTCTGCAAGACGGGCAGCTATTACGCAGGAACACCGACACCGCCCGCACCGGAGATCACAGCAACGATCCACGAAATAGTTATAGCGCACGTTTCCGTGGCGGCAGGCGTGACAGAGATCACGCAGGACATGATCGCAGATACCCGCATGGACAAAGATATTTGCGGCTGGGTATGCGGGACGGTGGAAGAGATCGACTTTTCGCAGATAAAAGCGCAGTTTGACAAGTTTTTTGCAAACTATGAAGAAAATATCCGGGCACAGTACGGATTGTATTTGGACGACATAGGATCGCTGGAAACACAGGCGCAGGACAGATACGACAACATGGATCGGGAATTTACGAACTATGAGAACCAGCAGAAAGAAAATATAACGCAGTGGCAGCAGGACGAGCGGGAGTATTTAGACGCATGGATCAGCGCGGTACAGACGGAATACTTCGCATGGCTTGACCGGATCAAGGATATTCTGGACGAAAACGCCGCCGGACACCTGCAAAATGAGGTGGACGGGCTGACGGTGGACGCTTTCAACCGCTATTATGGGCTTCAGACGCAGGAAACATTCTTTCTTGACGACGGTAGCATAAAAACGGTAAACGAGGAAGCGGAGATTATAACGGAATTTGGTTTTGACGACGACGGGAACGAAACCGCAGTAACAACCGTGAAACCTATTACCGGAATGTATGACTATGTAAAGACAACAATATTTTTTGCTGAAAGAGTGGCAAGCAGCACAGAAAAGAGAGAGAGGGTATAAAAATGGCATACGACGAATTAAAGTGGGCGGTCGATCAGATAAAGAAATTCGGGGAAGGCTTTATTCCTAAAAACATGAGGAAATTTCACGCCATACAGTCAAGCACGGACACGGTAAACATTACTTTTTTAGAGCCGACAAACATTGTCATTGAAGACCAGATCATGCAGACGGTAGGGGGCGTGGCGGTGCTGATGAAAGAAGGCAGTTACCCGAAACACCACAAAGACGGCGTTTTGCTGATCGACAATACGGAACTGGGCGCACATGAAAAAACGCCGATCGTTGTTGAAAATATGGAAATGGAACATACATATTACTTCGCAGCTTTCCCGTACAGCGAAAACGGGGTATACAACGAGAGTGGGAACGCCTTAAACCGCGCGGAAGTAACAATACATGAGGGCGAAACGATCACGGTCAACGTGACCGTGGACAATGACAGCGATTTCACTTCGGCAAATATTACTCTGCATAATGTGACGACGGGGGAGGATCAGACGCAGACGGTCGGCGGCACGTCACAGATCGGCTTTAATGTGAATATCAATGAAGAATATTACATCACGGCGGCAGCAGTAAACGGCTACAAGACACCGGATCAGACAGAGCATTTCACAGCGGCAGCAGGGTACAGCCGGACGGTCAATTTTGACTATATAAGGCGTATTCTGTTTGGATATTATGAGGACACAAAAGACAACAACCCAGAAACCCGTATACATTACATTGAAATGAACGCGGATTTTGCACCCATGCGGTGCGTAGCGACGGCAGCAGGCGGGTGGAATAATGGGGACTGGACAGAAGATAATTGCTGGATTTTAAAGGGAAACAAGCCCTTTATGGTTAAATATGACGGCACGATCGACTATGAATTAGATCACAGCGATTACAGCAAGAAAAAGGGCGGCGGCGCGTCTGATATTTCAAACACGGCATACGCCGGAAATGCTATGGCGACAATCCCGCTTGTATGGGTAAAGAGGTATACACAGGACGGGAAACAATACCACCTTTTCTGCGATATACAGCTTGACGAGGACTTCCACGCCTACGCGCACACCCGCGCGGACGGTTCGATCGAGCCGTACACGTTTTATCCCATGTTCGGCGGTTCGCTTGTTTCTGGGAAATTGCGATCCATTGCCGGGCAGACGCAGTTAAACAGCGCGGCAGGCGCAACGGAAATTTCCTACGCAAAGGCAAACGGTGAATTGTGGAATACGGGCTATTATTCAATTATACAGTTGCGGTGGGAACTGGAAACACTTTTCACAAGATCGACGAACAAACAGGACGCTTGCGGCTACGGAAATTACCAGGGCGGCAGCGGTGCGGGCAGTCTTTCAAAAACAGGAACGCTTTTAACAGGCGGCAGATTTTGGGGGCATGGTTCGACGGTGAACAAAGTAAGGAAATTTTTACATTGCGAACAGCAAATGGGCGCGTGGGAAAGGATCAACGGCTGGCTTTATGTGGGCGGCAAGCACTATATAAAACAGCATGAGCCGTACAATGAGACGGGCGCAGGATATGTCAATACTGGGCTTTCCATGAGCGGGACAAGCGGCGGTTACATCAAAGAAACCGTATTGACTGATAACGGGGAAATCCCAACCGTGATTGGCGGTGCGTCTGATACATATAAATGTTGCGGCGGTTGGTACAACGCTTCGCAGGTCGATCACGCGCTTGTGGACGGCGGCTGCGGCAATGGGCTTCTCTGCGGCGGGGCGGTGCATGTGAGCTGCCTTGTTTCCGATGCCGCCTGGAGCATTTCCGCGCGCCCCTATTCTAAAACCCCTACAACCGCGCTGCCCTCTGATATAGAGGGCTAAGCGGTTAAAGCGGGGGATCGGGGGCAGCCCGCCCCCGTTGTAGGCAGACGCAGAGAAAAAACAAAATAATTTAAGATATACGGATTTTGTGTGCGACAACGCGGGGCTTCCTGTCCCCCGCCGCGATTGTGGACGGCAACTGCAACAATGGGCTTCTCTGCGGCGGGGCGGTGAATGTGAACAACCTTGTTTCCAATGCCAACTGGAACATTTCCGCGCGCACGTTTCTATAAAAATGGATCAATAATCTAATGCACACAATCTAACGGAAGCCGAAGGCTTGAAATGAACGCCCGACGTAGGCGGGGCAAGTAAGGAATTGAAAGCCCTAGAGGGAATAGAAAGGACGATCCACCATGAAAACCTACAAAAATTTATACGAAAAGATTATTTCAGAAGACAACCTGCGGAAAGCCTTTTATAAGGCGGCAAAGGGAAAGAGGAAAAGAAAGGACATACAACGCGTACTGGACAACGTAGACGAACACGTGGCGATCCTTCATGGGATTTTAGAGCGCGAAGAATTTATGCCAGCTTATCACAAGCCCGTACAGATAAATGACGGCTTCAAGATGAAAAAGCGGCACATTATAAAGCCTTTTTATAAGTATGAGCAGGTGGTACACCATGCAATTATACAAGTGCTTGCGCCGACAGATAAAGAGATCGCGCAGGATCACAGCCTAAAGAAAGTAATAAACCGTGGCGCGTATGAATTTACTTGCGGATCAGTCAAGGGACGCGGCGCGCATCATGGAAAGCGGTATATTGAACGCTGGATCAGAAACGACAGAAAAAATACAAAATATGTGTTAAAAATCGACGTGCGGCACTTTTTTGAGAGCGTACCCCACGACAAGCTGAAGGAAAAGCTGCGGAAAGTAATTGCTGATGAAAAGACGCTGCGGCTTCTCGATCTTATCATTGACGCAGTACCCGCAGGGCTTCCGCTGGGATATTACACCAGCCAGTGGCTTGCGAATTTCTATTTGCAGGATTTAGACCACTATATAAAACAGGAAATATGGAAACCGGAAAAGGAAAAGAAAATACAGCAGTATGTGGCGCGTATGAAACGTAAGGGCGTAAAAAATTACATCATACCGGAATACGCCTGCGGCGTGAAGTATATGGTGCGCTATATGGACGACATTGTTTGCTTCGGCGCGAATAAGAGGGACTTAAAAACCGCATTGGAACGGATAGAAAGCTATTGCAGCGAAAAACTGGGGCTTGTCATAAAGAAAAATAAACAGATTTTCCCGTTATCAAAGGAAATTCCGCTTTCGGAAGCGGAACTGGAAAAGAAAAGGAAAGCGGGGAAGCAGATCAGAAAGAAAGTAAAAGAGATCGGGCGCGCGTTGGATTTTATGGGCTTCTTGTTCAGACGGACGCGGACGACAATCAGAAAGGCGATATTGTACCGGATCACGCGCAAGGCGCGGAAAGTAGCAAAGAAAGAAAAGGCGAACTGGTACGACGCTTCAAGCATAGTCAGCCGCATGGGGTATTTTAGGCACACGGACGCATACAACGTCTTCGTGGAGCGCGTAAAGCCCTATGTAAATATAAAAAAGCTGAAAAGAATAATCTCAAACCATGAGAGGAAAGGAAGGACAGTTTATGCAGGTAGTTAAGTGGAAAATCGGCGAGACCTACGAGACGGAACGCCCCGCAGACATTGAAAAGGGAGCGGATCGCGTCAAGGTGCGCCGGAACATCACGCGGGAAACCCGCACAACCGAAAACGGGAAGCGTAAAGTTTGGGTATATGAATACGCAAATATGACGCTGGCACAATACGACACATACAACGCGGAGCTTGCGGAACTTGAAAGCCCGCTGGCACAGCTTATCGCAGAGAATAACACGCAGCAAATGGAAGGCACAGCCGCACTTTATGAGAGAATACTGGAGATAGAGGACACCCAGCAGGCAATCATGGAAGGGATCGCGGCAGTATATGAAATGGGGGTAAATGTGGAATGAAAAATATTTACATCAAATTAGTGATTGCCGGAAGGGACATTGCGACGATTCCGGCGCGGGACATTGTAGGCGTAGCCGCTGGCGTTATTGTAAAGGGCGCAGAGGACGGCGAAGCGTATATCACGATCGAGGACGTACCGGACAGGCACAGGGCGGCGACGATTGCTGCACTGGAAGCCGAAGGCTACGATAAATACGGCGAACCGATCGAGTAAGGAAAGGGGTGGAGAGTATGACATATACAAATGTTTTCGCGGACAAATACAATGTATTAACAGGAATGATTGTGGCATTTTTAACGGCGGTTTTCGGGGTGTACTGGTATGTATTCGCAGCGTTTCTTTTGCTGAACGTGATTGACTGGATCACAGGCTGGTACAATGCACGTAAGAGAAAAGAGGAAAGCAGCGCAGTGGGCGCGGCAGGTGCGATCAAAAAGCTGGGCTACTGGGCGGCGGTGCTTGTTGCTTTTGTGATTAGCGGGTGCTTCGTACATATCGGAAATGACCTGCTGGGAATTGATCTTTCTTTTCTGAATTTGATCGGCTGGTGGGTGCTTGCCATGCTGATTATTAACGAAGCCCGCAGCATTTTGGAAAACCTTGTTGAATTAGGTGTAAAAGTCCCCGAAGTGCTGATTAAGGGGCTGGCGATCACGGAAAAGCTGATTGAAGCGGGCATTGATATTTTGGACACAGACGACGAAAAAGAGTCGCAGGACGGCACGGAAAACACAACAGACAGATAAACGGGCATAACACGCAGAAAGCCCACACACGGACGAAATAAACGCCTTGTGGGGGCTTTCTGTATTTTTGAAAGGACGGTGCAGCATGAGAAGCGAGCATACAAAGAATTTACAGCCGGAGGAACTGGAAGGACTAAAAGCAGACGTGGCGGCAATGGACGACGATAAGCTGGCAGAATTTAGAAACGGTTTTGATCCCGATAAAATGGGCTTCGACGGAGAGGAAGGGGCGACAGAATGAATGTAAACAGGCAGTACATAACAAAGATCAATTTTACAGATAAGAACGACACGGCACGGATCAAGTATATCGTGATCCATTACTTCGGCGGGCTTTCCACGGCTAAGAATTTAGCGGTGTACTGGGCGCGGGAATACGCCGGAGCGTCGGCACATTATATCGTAGGGCATGAGGGGGAAATATTCCAGATCGTAGAGGACGACGACGTGGCGTGGCATTGCGGAACGTCGGGAACTTATAAACACCCTACCTGCAGGAACTCTAATTCAATCGGTATTGAAATGGCGGTAAAAAAGGAAAACACGGAGACACTGAACGCCACGGACAAAGACTGGTATTTCACACCGGAAACCGTGACCGCAACAATAGAACTGACAAGACAGCTTATGAAAAAATACAATGTACCCGCTGAAAATGTGATCCGTCATTATGACGTTACGGGGAAAATCTGCCCGAACCCGTATTATTACAATTTGTTTGAAAGTACGTGGCAGACTTTCAAAGCGGCGATCAGCGCACCGGATAAGGACGACGCGGCGGCAGAATTAACGCCGATCATGGGGAAAGCCCAGGCAACGGCAGAGCAGATCGCGGCATACCTTATCAATAAAAACCCGTTTGCGGCTACTTTTGCGGCAGAATTGGCGCAGGGGTATATTGCAGAGGGGGAAGCGGAAGGGGTGCGCGGGGACATTGCCGCCGCCCAGTCCATGATTGAAACGGGCAATTTCACTTTTGCCGGATCTGCGGTAACGCTGGATCAGAATAATTTCTGCGGAATGGGTGTTACACAACGGGGAATGAAAGGAAACAGCTTCGCAACCATGCGCGAGGGCATACGGGCACAGGTGCAGCATTTGAAAGCATACGCAACCGCTGATCCGCTGGCTGGTGTTTGTGTCGATCCCCGATACAAATGGGTAGAAAAAGGCTGCGCCCCTTATGTGGAATGGTTAGGACAGCAGGAAAACCCGAAAGGGAAAGGCTGGGCGGCAGGCGCGGGCTACGGGGCGAATATAAAGCGCGTTCTGTCCGCAATGATGAAAAATACCAGTACGGCAGGGAAACCCGCCACAGGCGGCGCAGGGAACGCCACACAGGGCGAAAATGCGGCAGAGGTTAGACAGATAGCCGGAAGCCTTAAAATCATCTATACGGGTGCGGACGGCGTGAACTATCGGGCAACGCCGGACTATAACACAGCAGCGGCAGGGCAGGCACACGCTGGCGACGTTTTCACGGTCGTGGGAGAAATCGGGGACTTCTACAAGCTGAAATCCGGCTGGTATATCACAAAGCGCGCCGATCTTGTGCAGTTTACAAAAAAAGAGGTCAAGAGGTACGCAAAGATCATTTACACGGGCGCGGACGGCGTAAATTACCGGAAAGTACCGGACTATAACGCGCAGGCAGCAGGCGCGGCGCATTACGGCGAATTATACACCGTTGTGGGAGAGTCTGGCGACTTCTACGAACTGAAAGCGGGCTGGTATCTGACAAAGCGATCTGATTTAGTGGAACTGATAGAAGTAGCATAAAGAAAGGCAACAAAAAGCGGGCAATCTTGCCGCCGCAGGGCAGCAGGAAACCCGCTTTTTCTTATTTTTCGTATTCCATAATATCCGCAGGCTGGCAGTCTAAAAAATCACATATTTTGCAAAGCACGTCCGTGGTAGTTGTTTCACCTTTTGAGAGCTTCGCAAGCGTCGGGGCAGATATGACAGGCAGGAGATCAGTTTTTTTCATGCCCCGCCCC